CGTGACCGCCGACTACGAGGCCACCGGCGGGTACCACCCCCTGACCATGCCGGAACTCCGCCGCTGGATGGCCTTCCTGTCCGCCCGGATGCGCCACGTCCGTATCGTCAACGGCGACTGGACGCGCGTCTGCACCAACGGGGCGCTCAAAACGATTCCCGTCCGCCTGGGCGACGGCGTCGCCGGGGTGTTCCTCGACCCGCCCTACGCCGACACCGCCAACCGGGACAGCAACATCTATGCCCATGACGACGAGCAGGTCGCCCACGCGGCCCGCGAGTGGGCACTCCAGGCCGGACGCGACCCGAAGCTCCGCATCGTCTTCGCCGGGTTCGAGGGTGAGCACGGCGACGCCTTCGCGGCGGCCGGCTGGCGCGAGGTGGAGTGGTACACCAAGGGCTTCCTGCGCGGCGGCATGGGCAACCTCGGCGGCGAGGAGGGCGAGAGCAACTCCCAGCAGGGCCGCGAGCGCCTCTGGCACAGCCCGCACTGCCTCGGCCAGCGACCGGCCGGCGGGCAGATGGGCCTTGACTTCGGCGAGGAGGACTGACCCATGCCCACCCGACGCGAAGTGCGGTTCATCGCCGCCGCGTGCCTGCTCGTGCTGCTGTGGCACACGGAGGGAGGGGCGGGTGAGTAACCGCGTTCGCACCCTGGCCTGGGAATACTCGCACGCCGAGGTTGGCCCGCGGGCAGTGCTGCTCGTGCTGGCCGACTGCGCGCGGGACGACGGGACCGTGCCGGCTGCGAACGGACCCGGGTTCGCCTACATAGCCCGCCGCGCCGGGTACCAGGGCCAGTCGCACATAGCCGAGATTATGGCTCGCCTTGAGGACCTGGGAGAGTTGCACGTCATCCGAGCGTCAAAAAACGGAAGAAGGCACGGCTACAGGGTGAACCTAGCCCTCTTCGCGGAGCGCGCCGCGGTGGACCCGAAGGCCAACGGAGAGGTTCGCAGGATTATCGAAAGCATACGAACCAGTCACGAGTCGGCACCAGTGCCCACAGGTGACCAGTGCCCACAGGTGACCAGTCCCTCGGATACCCCAAACCAGTCGCATCTGGGCACTGGAACCAGTCGCATCTGGGATACAGATCCCTCTTCTTCCAGAAGAGGATCCGGGGGCGAACAGACGACGCCCCCCGGAGGGTCGTCTGTTGCCCCCCAGAGGCAGACCCGAACCCCGGCCGCCGCGACCAACGGCCGCCGCCCGCCGCGCCTGCTACTCCGCGGTACCCCGGAGGCCGTCCCGCCCCTGCCCACCGACCTCGACCACCTGCGCGCCATCGCCAACGCCCCGTGCTTCAAGGGTATCGCCCCGGCGTTCCACTGCCTGCCGTGCATCGACGAAGACGAGGTGACCTGGAAACCCGGCGAGGAGGACACGAGCTGGCGGAGGCGGGCCGCCCGGCTGCTCGCCCAGGACCGGCTACGCCAACTCGGCGAGGAGCCGGACCCGCAGGCCACGGAGCCCTCCCCGGAGTGGGTGCGGTCGTTCATCCCGGAAGGTTGCCATGTTGGCTGACGAGTACTACCACGACGACCGCGGCGAGGTGCTCTACCTGCCGCCGCAGGACCTTGACGCCGAGCAGGCCACATTGGGCGCCATCCTGCTCGGCGGTCCGGCCGTCGCCGACGTGGCGCCCATCCTCGAGGCGGACGACTTCTACCGCGACACCCACCGGGTAATCTTCGCGGCCTGCCTGCGACTGTATGCCAGCGCGGTAGACTGCGACCTGGTGACCGTCGGCGCCGAACTGCGTGGCAGCGGCGACCTCGACGCCATCGGCGGCTATGCCTACCTCGACCGGCTGGTGCGCTCGACGCCGTACGCCACCAATGCTGAGCGCTATGCCCGCATCGTCCGCGACAAGGCCGACCTGCGCGCCATGCAGACCGCGGCGCGCGAACTCAACCTGTTGGCCGCCAACCCCGACGGGCGAAGCGCCGACGAGGTATTCCAGTCCCACGAGGCCGGGCTGGAGGCTGTACGCGGCCGGCTGCGTACCTCCGTGGTGCACCAGTGGCAGGGCCTCGACGCCGTGACCGAGTACGAAGAGCGCATGACCGCGCTGGTCAACCCCATCGGGACCGGCTTCCCCAAGCTCGACTTCCTGCTCAACGGCGGCTGGTGGGTGCCGGAGGTGCATGTGCTCAAGGCCGACGCCGGCACCGGCAAGAGCTCCCTGGTGTGCCACTTCATCGACTACGCCCTGCGCGAGGGCCGCACCGTCGGGCTGGCCTCGCTGGAGATGCCGCTACAGCACGTCGTCAACCGCATTGTGTCGGCGCGCAGCGGCGTGCCCTTCCGCCACCTGGCCCGTGGCTGGGGTCACTTCATGACCCGCGAGTGCGTGGACATCCTGGACGAAGTTCGCCGCCACGTCGCCGAGGTGACGCAACGGCTCATCATCGACGAGGCCCGCGGCTACGACGAAATCGAGATGGCCCGCCGGCTTCGTTCCCTCCGCGAGCGCGGCGCGAACCTCGTGGTGCTGGACCTCATCAACCGGGTGTACGCCAAGGCCGAGACGGAACTGGACAGCCAAATCCGCGTCAACCGCGCGCTGCAAGACCTCGCCACCCCGAAGGAACTGGGCTGCCCGGTAATCGTGGTGGCGCAGAACCGGCTGGAGAAGGGCGCGTCGGGCGGCTTGGCTCAGCTCCACGGCGGAAAGGCGCTCGTGCAGGATAGCCCCATCGTCATCGACGTGCGCGGGAAGCCCCGCGAACCGGGCTGCGATACCGAGTTTATAGTTCGTGTTGAGAAGAACCGCTACGGCGAGACGGGCGACGTGCGGTGCCTGGGGGACGCGGCGCACTACGCCTGGCGCGAGGCCCCGGCGGAAAGCGGCGACCACCCCTGGGCTGACCGGAGGGACCTGCAATGAGCCAGTACCACGAACCACCGCGCGCTGGCGCGGCCCTGAGCATGTGGGCCGTCGCCACCCTCGACAAGCTGCAAGACCGCGGCGACCAGAGCGTGGATGAACTCGCCTGGCGCCTCATCCGCACACCGGGCGAGTTGGCCGGCTGGCTCGCCGAGCTGGAGGCGGCAGGCTTGGCGACGGAGCAGTATGGCCTCTGGACGGCAGAGGCGGAGAGGACGTGACGCAATGACCGAAACCCCTGCCATTGACGGGCTTGTAGCCCGCGTGATGAACATCGACCCCGAGGTGCTGGACCTGGTGGTGACGGCCGCGGACGCGGCGACCCGGCTGCGGGACCGTGACCCCGCGCGGTTCGCGGCCCTGCTCGCCGAGCTGGCGCCGCGGGGCAACGGCGTGACCGTGACGCAGGAACTGGTGAAGCCGCTGCTCGCCGCCCTGCCTGACGCCGCGGCGGACGAGGTGGTTGCGGTGGCGGTAACCCCGCCCGACCCGGAGTTGACCACACGCATCTGCCCGCCGGCGCAGACGCTATACGGGCTGCTGGACGGCCACGCCCTCTTCATCGCCGTGTTGGAATGTGGCATGTGGACCATCGGCAGCGGTGAGAAGCGCGAGGTGTACTCCACCCGCGCCGCCGCCGAGGCCCGGCTGGTGGAACTCGGCGCGGAGCGTATCGTCGCGGTGCGTATCGTCGCGGTGCCCACCTACGAGCCCGCGGCGGAAGAGGTCCCGGTGGCCGCGCCCGTGGCGACCATCCCGCCCGTCGAAGCCCAGCCGGAACCCTCCGCCTACACCCCTCCCTACCGCCGCGACGCGGACGGCGAGCCGCTGCGCTACACCGGCAACAGCATCCCGCTGGCGCTCATCCTGGAGAAGCTCCAGTCCGGGCCGCTGTCGGAGGAGGGGCTCGTCGCCGCCCTGTGCGACTGGGACAACCTCGCGAGTGAGGCGGCGGTGCGCGCGGTGCTACGGGCGGAGCGGGTGTTGCACCCGAAGGAGCGAGCGGTGACATCACGCTCCGACGGGCGCTACGAGGCCCTGCTCCTCCCGCCGGCGGAACTGCCCGGCCGCCACGGGCGGAAGGCGCAGACTCAGCCACGCTCCGTCGTGGAGCTCAAGGCCGGCATCCTCTACGCCCTGGAGCATGGCCACACGCACGGCAAGGCCATCATGAAGTACCTCGCCTGCCCGCAGTCGCAGTTCTACGTCGCGGCGAAGGCGCTGATTGCCGAGGGCCTCCTGGCGCGTGTCGGCGACGGGCACTACGCCCGGCCGGAAGGGGCGGCGGCATGACCGGAGAGGACATCCGGCGGCTGTTCGAGGAGGAGGCCCGGCGCTGTGGCCTGCTGGCGTGGCACGACAACCACCCGCAGGGCAGCCCGGCCGGTTGGCCCGACACCGTCATCGTCTACCGCGCCCACCCGAGCCTGGTCCCGACGTTGCTCCTGCTGGAGTTCAAGAGTTCGCGTGAACGTCTGCGGCCCGAGCAGGTCGCATGGGGCGAGCAGCTCGCCGAGGTGGCCAGGTGCAGCAACGGCGCCGTGGTGTACCGCGTGGTCCGCCCCGCCGACGCGCACCTCCTGGCCGGCGAACTGGGCTGGAGAGACCTGGCCTGCCGCCTAGGTGGGCTCGTGGGTGACGCCACGCGGCCCGTAGGAGCCGGGGCAACCTCTCCGGAGGGCAATGGTGCCACCCCGAGTCCGGCGGCGGAGCTACGGGCACGCCAGGCGTTGGAGGAGCGCGGCCGGCGGGCCGGCGTGGGCGACGAATGGCTGCGCGCCCCGGACACCGCCCTGCGGCGGGTGGTCGAGGCGGCGGAAGGGAGCTGAGATGCCCGACTCTGACTTGACCATGACCGTTCACTTGTCGTTTGCGCGGTCGTTTGCGGAGGCGGTGGCGAACGCCCTCCACCTCGTGGCCAAGCTCGGCTTAGACCAGGCGCTGGAGCATTGCGAGGCGGAAGCCGGAGCAGACGCCGAGCTAGCCGGACTGCTGCGGGATGGACTGCTCGTCCTTGTGCGGTTCGCCGAGGAACATGGGGCCGGGCCGTGGCAGACGTGGGCGGCGGAAGGACGGTAACCGATGGCTACTAGCACCGGGATGATTCGGGACTGGTACGACGAGGGACTCGCACAAGGGGCCAGCGTGATGCTCGTGGCCTGCGACACATGGGACTGGGAGGACTATCCGGTCTACTGCGACAGCGAAGAGGACGCCCGCCGCAGTGCGAGTGAAATCTCGCAATCGGCTGACAAGCTGATGGAGTCCTACGCCCTGTGCTCGGAGGTGGCGCTCCGGGAAGCCCAACTCGCGCAGTACCGCTGCCACTGCTACTCGCGTAGGGAGGCGGAGGCGTTGTTGCTGGCGGCGGAATGGAGCCAGTCATGACCCTACCCGAAGCCAAGCGCCTCCTCGGTCAAGCGAAGTCAATCCGCATCTGGGAGCGAGTGGTTGACACGCCTACCGGGACGCGGCTTCGCCCGCAGTTCCTCCTCCAGCTCACCGGTGTTGGTGCTGGTGAGCTGGCCGTCCTGCCACCCGACTCGCCAGTGTTTTCGGAATACGCCCCCATGTGGGCCATCATCTGCGCCGGGGAGAACGGCGACCCAACCGGCTCATCACCCGTCATGGAGGCGCTCTGGCTCGTGCTGCAAGACGCGCTAGGTTCAGTCGGAGGGGCGACTGACGAAGCATGATTCCCACCCCGCAACTATCCATGACCACGCTACCCCCACCGGAGGCCATCATGGGCAATGACCTGCCGAAGCTGAATGCCACCGAGACGCGCATCCTCGGCTTCCTGGCCGACGGGTACTCGCAGGTGCAGGTGGCGCTCCTCACCCGCCGCAGCCCCAGCAGCGTCAAAGCCCACATCCGCCGGGCCAAGGGCAAGCTGGGCGTCAAGAGCACCACCCGCCTCGTGCTGCTGTGGCAGGAGCGAACCGCTCAGGTGTAGTCTTTCGATACCTTTGCGCTTGACAAGGGCCTAAGCCGCCGCCTGCCGGGCTAGACTTGCCGGCAGGAGCGCGCGGATTTCTGACCACCGCGCGTGAGAAGCATGGCAGGCAGGCCCACCAAGATTTCGGAGGAGCTTGTCGAGAATATCCTTGCGGCACTGCGCGAGGGTATCTCCCTGCGTGGCGCTTGCCGCCTTGCTGGGGTCAACCATTCCCTCGTGGTGAACTGGCTAACCGAAGCCGAGGCAGGCGCCAATGGCCTTCGGCGCAAGCTGCTCGACGGGATTGACGAGTGCCGCGGAGGCGACGAACGCAGCATCGTCATGCGAATGCGGAACCGCGCCATCGACCCCGATACGCCTGCCGCCGTGGCGCAAGCCGCCGACGTGTACCTCCTCCAGACGCTCTACCCCGACCCGTGGCGCGAGCGCAAGGCCGTCGAAGTCACCGGGGCTGACGGCGCCCCGGTGGAGGTCGTCATCACCTGCACGGTGCCGGGCGCCGACGCCCAGGCGGGAGGCGCCGATGGCCGCTAACCCCGCCCGGTCGTCTCACTATCACGTCTCGCTTCCATCCCTCCATGCGAAGCAGGCGCTCGTGTACCGAGACACCGCCCGGTTTATCGTCGTTGACGCCGGGCGCGGCTGGGGCAAGTCCACCTTCGGCCTGGAGTGGGCCTTGGAGCCGGCCCTCAATCACCCCGGATGGGTCTCGTGGTACATCGGCCCGTCCTATCCCGAGGTCGCTCTCCAGTGGCGTGAGTTGCAGGCCATGTGCCCGCCCGGCTTCCCCGGCGTGTTCCGCGAGTCGGACCACCGGCTCGTGCTGTGGAACGGCAGCGAGGTAGCCTTTAAGTCCGCCGAGGTCGGCGAGCGCAAGCTGCGCGGTGGCCAGCGCAACCGCGTGGTGATCGACGAGGCGGCAAGCATTCCCGACGGCCTTGACATCTGGGACAAGGCCGTGCGCCCCAGTCTCACGCGGCACCGTGGGCAGGCCCTCTTCATCGGCACGCCGCGCGGCTCCAACTGGTTCCAGGCCATGTACCAGCGCGGGCTCGGCGGTGACCGCGATTGGCACTCGTGGAAGTTCACCAGCTACGATAGCCCGTACCTGCCGGCAGACGACATCGACGCGGCCCGAGGCGAGTTGCCCGACCGCGTGTTCCGCCAGGAGTACCTCGGCGAGTTCATCGAAGACGGAAGCGTGTTCGCCAACGTCCATGCCTGCGTCGGCGACGTGTCCGACTTCGGCCAGCCGTTTGAGGACCGGCCCGCCCGTATCGTTTTCGGGCAGGACTGGGGCAAGCTCAACGACTTCACGGTCACGATGGGCCTGGACCTCGACAGGTCCATGCTGAAGCGGCTCTATCGCGCCAGCGGAACCGACTACGGGCTCCAGCGCCGCCGCATCAAGCAACTCGCCGACGAGCACCACCCGGCCGTCATTGCCGCCGAACGCAACGCGATGGGCGAACCGAACATCGAGGAACTGGAGAAGGAGCAGCTTCCCGTGGTGGGACTCACCACGGGCTCCAGCGACAGCCGCAAGACGCAGACCTACGACAAGGGCCGCGCCGTCCAAGACCTCGCCCTGCTGCTGGAGAAGGGCTTGTGGACCATCGAAGACGACGAGGTGGTAGTCAACGAGTTCGGTGCCTTCGGCATCACCCGCACACCAGCCGGGAGGTATACCTACGGCTCCCCCCACGGAATGCACGACGACTGCGTGATGGCCTCCATCCTTGCGAATGAGGGCCGCGAGTACGCTGGCCGCTATGCCCACCTGGAGTTCCTGTCGTGAGCATGGCCACCTGGATAGCGCGGCGGGCAGGCGAGGCGGTGGCCGCCTTCCGCGCCGCCGCCGCTCCGCAGGACAACACCAGCCGGGCCATGCAGGCGCAGTGGACGGATTGGGAGCGGGAGCGTGGCGTCCCGGCCCCGCGCGAGGAACGCAGCGACTCGGCCCGCTACGCCACCAGCGCCGACGTGTACCGCGCGGTGGCCCTGCTCGCCGAGAACGGCGCCAACGTCCCGCTCGTGGCCCACGTTGACGGCGAACCCGAGCCCGACCACGAGCTGAGCCTGCTGCTGGCCCACGGCAACCCCGACGAGGGCGGCCTGGGGCTCTGGGTGAACGTCTACAGCCGCCTCCTGTGCACCGGAGAATGCGCCGTCACCATCCGCCGCGACAACCCGCTCAACCGCGCCCTGCCGAACGCCCTGCAAGCCTGGGGCGGTGCGAGCTGGCGCGTCTACCCAGGCGCCGACGGCTGGATTGACCACTACCGCTACGTCCCGCGAGGCCGCACCGAAGCCGAGGGCATCCGCTTCGACCGCGACGAGGTGCTGTGGCTGCGGACGTGGAACCCCGACAACCCGCTCCGCGGCCTGTCGCCCCTCTCGTCCCTGCGGCTTACCCTCGACGCGCAGCTCGGCGCGGAACTGAGCAACCGCAACATCTTCGAGCACGGCTACCAGCTAGCCGGCGTGATGACCCTGCCGAACGCCACCAATGAGCAGGTGGAGCGGTTCAAGTCCGACTGGCGCCGACGTGGACAAGGCCCGCAGCACGCCCACGAAATCCTCTTCACCGGCGCCGATAGCGTGGACATCGAACGCCTCTCCCTCACGCCGAAGGACATGGAGTTCCTCGAGCTGCGCAAGGCCACCACCAGCGACGTGGCGCGGGTGTACGGCATCCCGGAGCCGTTCCTCGGCCTGCTGGACCATGCGACCTTGCAGAACATGGACGTGCTCCACGGGTCGCTCTGGACGGAGGCCATCCTGCCGCGCGTGCAGTGGCTGTGCGGCCTGCTCAATCAGCAGCTCGTGCCGCAGTATCCCGACGCCGAGCGGCTGACCATTGAGCCGGACCTCGACGGCGTTGACGCGCTCGACGACATCCGGCGGGGCAACGAGCAGACGGAAGCCCAGACCGAAGCCTCCCGCGCCGAGGCGTACAGCAAGCTCATCGTGGCGGGCGTGAACCCGGAGCAGGCCGGCGCCCTGCTGTTCGGCGAGCGCATGGAACCCTCGGCCTTCGGCAAGCCGCCCTCGGCGCAGAGCCAGCCCCAGCCGCCCGCCGCGAAGTCCTACCCCGCCGCCCCGGCCGGCCGCTTCACTCTCAGCGCCAAGGCCCTCGGCGCCGACCTCCGCGCCGCCCGCGCGGCCCTGGTGCCGGCCGGCGAAGTCGCCATCGCCACCGCCTTTGACCAACAGCGCACCATCGCCCTCGGCACACTCGCCCGCCGGTGGGGTACCCGCGACTTCGCCGACGACCTCACGGGAGACATCATGGCCGAGATTGGCCTCGACAGCAGCATGGATGACGCGCTCCGCGGCTTCTGTGCCGAGTCGGCCGAGACGGGCGTGCGTGTGTACGCCGACGTATACGGCCTGGGTGCCCACGTTGACCAGGTGGTGGCCGCGACCCTGCGGTGGGCCGAGACCACCGCCGCCCATCGGGTGGTGCTCATCAGCCGCGACACCGAGCAGCTTCTGCGCACCGGCATCACCGAGGCCATCCAGACGGGCGCCGGGTACGACGGCGTGCGTGACGCGGTGGAACGGGCCTTCCGCAGCAGCGCCGAGTCCGAGGCCGAACACCTCTACGTCGGCCGGGTAGACAACATCGTCAGCACGGAGTTGAACCGCGCATACAACCACGGCGGCGTCGCGGCCATGCTGGACAGCGGCGCGCAGTACCGCAAGTGGGTCTACAGCGGCATCCCCGACAGCCGCCACGGGCCGCACCCGCCGAATGGCGTCGTGTTGCCCTTCGGCACCCCGTTCACCATGCCGAACGGCGAGCAGGCCGAGTACCCCAGCGCCGACACCCTCGGCCCCGGCCAGTCATGCCGGTGCATGTGCATCACGGTGCGAGCCACCGCCGACGAGTACCAGGCGCAGGCCGGAGCGTAGGAGACCGCCATCATGGCAGAGGAAGACATCACGCAGCAGGCCCCGCCAGCCGAGCCCGGCGCCGCGAGGGTGCAGACCCTCGACACCGCCGTCAAAGCCATGCAGGGCGCGGCCGGCGAGAACAGCATCGACATCTGGACCAGCCGGCAGGAGGTAGACCGGCAGGACGAGGTGCTGGTGGCCGCCGGCTGCCGCCTCGACGACTACCTGCGCAACCCGGTGGTGCTGTGGGCACATGACCAGAGCGTCCCGCCCATCGCCAAGTCCCTGAGCACGCAGCCGGTGGTGGGGCAAGGCGTGCTGTCCACCTGGCTCTTCGCCGATACCCCGTTCGCGCAGGAGGTTGGCGGGCTCTACCGCGGCGGCTTCCTCAGTGCCGCCAGCGCCGGGTTCCGCCCCCTCGCCAAGATGCAGCCCATGCAGACGGCCGACGGTCGCGGCTATTGGCAGTGCGACGCATGGGAACTGCTCGAGCAGTCGGCCGTCTCCGTGCCGGCCAACGGGCTGGCCCTGGCGAAGGCGTTCACGCTCGGCAGTGACGTGGCCCGCGGGTTGCTCGCCGACCTCTACCCTGACCTGTGGGGCAACCCCAGCGCCGACCCGCAGGAGCAGCTCGCCCGCGTGAAGCAGACGGAGGCGGAGCGCATCGCCGCCGACCTGCGGCGCGTCGAGAAGGGCGCGGAGAGCCTGCGCAACATCGCCCGCCACCAGCGCAAGGGCGGGGACCTCACTTTCGACCCGGCACCCCTCGCGGGCGCCGTAGCCAGCATTGCAGAAGTGCTGGGCAGCGAATTCACCCTCAAGGCCCTTGGCCTGGCCGACACGGTGGAGCCCCATCCGCCGGCCGCGCCCGAACCCACGCAACCGCCAGCCGCGGAGCCCCATCCGCCGGCCGCCGCCCCAGGCGAGTCGGACCTCCCCGCGGAGGTGCTGTCGGCTATCACTGAGGTCGCCACCGACCTGCGCTCAGAAATGCGCGGCCTGCGTGACGACCTCCGCGACGACCACGAACGCCGCCGGAAACTAGCCAAGGCACTGATTGGTCGCCGTGTGCCCATCATCGGGGAGTGAAACCGATGGACGAACTGCTTGCAACCCTGAGGGGGTTGCGTGAAGACGTGACCGGACTCCGCGAGGAAGTGAAGACCTCGCGCGTGGAAGCGCCGCCGCCAGCCGACCCGCGGACCAAGGCGATGGCGCCGCCGCCAGCCGACTCGGAGGACGCCGAGCGGTCGGCCTGGGAGCAGAAGCGCGCCGACGCGCCCGCGCAGGCGGCATTCGACCTCATCATGCGGAAGAGCCGCAATGAGTGCACCGCCGCCGAGCAGGAACTGCGCAGCAAGGCCGACAGCCTCGTGTTGATCGGCATGATGTACGCCGCGCGCCCGCAGGCGCCGGGCATTCCCGGCGCTCCCGGAGCAGCTCCGCACCCGCGCTCAACGAAGCTCTGGGCGGACTTCCAGGACCTCGCCCGGAAAGCCCTCAGCACCAGCGTATCCGGCTCCGGAGCCGAGTTGATGCCCACGGCCCTCTCGACGAACGTGATGGAATCGTACCGGCTGGAGCGGCGACTCGCCTCGCTGCTGTACCCCGTGGACATGCCCACCAACCCATACGAGTGGCCGGCGGGCAGTATCACGGGCCTGCCGTACCTCATCGCCGAGAACACCGGCGACACCGGCGAGAAGGTCGCCACCCGAACCCCCACCACGCGCAAGACGACCTGGACCGCGCGGCGAACCGGCCTGCGGGTGCCGTACTCGCGGGACTTCTCGGATGGGAGCGTAGCCTCCGTGTCCGACTGGCTCGGCCGCGAAATCCCGCGCGTGCTCTCGGATGGCCTGGAGGCGGCCCTGCTGAACGGCGACACCGCCGCCACGCACATGGACTCCCGCCTCGTCACCACGAGCAACGACTGTCGCAAGTCGATGGTCGGCCTGCGCAAGCTGGCCCGGTCGCCGAGCGCCGATACCGAGGAGGACCTGTCCACCTTCACCGAGGCCAACCTGCCGAAGCTCACCCGCAAGATGGGCAAGTACGGGGTCCGCAGCGGCGACCTCGTGTACGTGACCAGCCCGAAGGTCCTCAGCCTCATCCAGGGGCAGACGACCAACTGGCCGAGCTACCAGAGCATCGACAAGATCGGCCCGCGGGCCATCAACGTCACGGGCGAGGTTGGCGCGCTCAATGGCTCGCCGTTGGTCGTCAGCGACCTGCTGCCGGAGACGTGCACCAACGCCGCCGCGGACACTGGCGGCACCGCCGGGAGCGACGCGCTCATCCTGGTGTTCAATCGCACCCGGTACGCGCTCGGCACCTACGGCCCCATCCTCGTGGAGGCGGCCTACGACATCGAGACCCTCCAGTACATCATCGTCGGCTCGATGATGGCCGACCTCCAGCCCTGGGACGACGCCACCACGGAACTGTGCGTGAGCGTCGGCTACAACATCTCCGTCGCCTGACGGTGACCTTGCCCGCCTGGGCCGGGACCGCCAACCGGCCCAGGCACGAAAGAGACGGTGCAGACATGAACGGGTTCAACGGGTTCAACCCGAACATGTGGCAGTACGAAATCATCGACGGCGGAGCCAGCGCCACCAGCCTCGCCGTGTCCGGCATCACGGTCGATGACGAGCTGCTGGTGGTGAAGTACGAGGGCTCCGACGGCATCGCCGTCGGCAACCTCATCGCCGAAGCGACCATCGACAGTGACGGCAACATCAAGCTCAGCACCACCCCCACCACGGGCGGCAAGCTTGAGGTGACTTGGCTCAAGAAGTCCGCCGCCGAGGCGTGACGCAGCGGCCGGAGTGCCTGCCATGCTGTGCGACATCACCTGCCGGACCCCACAGGGCATCAACGAGGCGCTGACCAGTGGTCAGCGCCTCGTGCTGCTACCCGGTGAGACCCGTCGCGGTCTCGATATCCCGCAGGTTGACATCGAACGGCTCCAACGCAAGCACTCCGGCACGCTCACCTTTACCCCTACCCGCGTCCTCAACCTGGAGACCAAGCGTGCCTGAGCGCGTCGCCCTCTGCACCCTCGTTGACCAGCAGCGCGAATGGCTGACCGGCCACGTCGCCCGTCAGTGGGCCGGCCTTGACTTCGGCGACGCCGAGGTGGTGGTGTTCGCCTGCGCGGACTGCCCCAATGGTGACACCCCCGAGGAGACGCAGGCGACTGTCGAGGCCATGACCCAGCCGCTGAATGACGCGGTGCCGTGGCCCGTCTGTGCCATCCACGTTGGCGACCTGGCCGAGCGGGTAGACGGCTTGCCGTCGCATGACGAGGTGGCCGGCGGCGTATGCTACAGCCACCCGGCGTTCCTGCACAAGATTGCCGAACTGCGGGAGGCGGTGCGCGCCGCGGCCGTGGCTGAGCACGACGGGCGGCAGGCTGACTACCTCTTCTGGCTCGATAGCGACACCGTGCCGCCGGTCACCGCGTACCGTCAGCTCCGCACCGACCTGGACGCCACGCAGGGCGCGATGGCCCCGCTGGTGTACGCCGGCATCTACCCCGAGCGGCGCACCGGGCGCAGTATCCCGCAGTGGCGTTCACGCGGCGAGCCGTACCAGATTCCGCTGCCCGAGGCCAGGCTGCTCCACGCCGATTTCAGCGGCTTCGGCTGCACCCTCGTGCCGCGCCAGGTGGCCGAGCAGGTGACGTGGCAGGACTTCGGCCGCTACCGCTACCAGCGCCGTGAGGCGTTGGAGCGCAACCCCGCCGAGAAATACGGGATGCAGGGCGAGGACGTGTGGTGGTTCCGCCACTGCGAGCTGGCGTACGGCCCGGCCCTGTGCATCGACACCCGCGTCAACTGCCGGCACTATCACCGCGACGGCTCGTACTGGGTACACGAGTGGCGCGACGAATCCGGCCCGGCGGCCACCTCCCGCTACATCACGGACGAGGTGAACCCCGCCGCCCGTTGGACGGTGGCCGGCTGTGGCACGCAGCACGGCCTCCTGCTCCCCGAGTACCGCGGCGTCTACCGCCCCCTCGGCCCGCACCTGCTGCTCGACTGCTCGCCGGAGTACGCCGAGGCGCTGGTGCGCCAGTACCCGCAGGACGTGGAAATCGTCTGGCGCGGCCGGGGCGACGAGGTGGAGCGGCCCTTCGTGCCGCAGGAGGTGGCCGCGTGAGTCAGGCGTCCAACGGCCACCGGCGCTACCTCATTACCTGCCTGGCGGATGGCGGCTACTCGTCGCCCGCGTTTTCGGTCCGATATAACCAGACCGTGGAGCGCGCCCTGCCAGACGAGGAGGCTGAGAGGTTGAAGCGCCAGTTTCGCGGTCGCCTGTCCATCGTCGAGAAGAACGGCCGCCCGCCGGCCCCGACCGCGGCGCCCCAGCCGCACGCGCCGGTTGGCTCCGGGGAGGCGCGAGAGGCCACTGGAGCCCTCTCGGCGTCACTTCAGCCGGCCGAGGATGAATGGTTCCCGCCGCGCCTCGAACCTCTACCCTGCAAGTCGCCGCAGGTAAGCGTCCTCATCCGCTGCTACAACGTTCATGCCGACTGGCTCCAAGCGGCCATCGACAGCGTGTGGCGGCAGGTCGGTGTCACCTGTGAAATCGTGTTGGTTGACGACGGCTCCGACGAGCCGCTACTGCCGCCCGCCGACCCGCGTATCGGCCTGCTGCGCTTCCCCTGGAACCGGGGCCTAGCCGAGGCAACCACGCGCGGTGCGGCGCGGTGCCGCAGGACCTTCATTCGCATGTTGGACGCCGACGACGAACTGCCGGACGGCGCGTTGGCCGCGCAGGCGGAGGCCCTGGGCGACGTCAAGCTGCTGTGCTACGGGCAGGCGTTGAACCTGCTGGACCCGAAGCGCGAGTGGTGCCAGACCGATGGGATGCGGCAGGCTACCGCCAAGGGCGCCACGCCGTACGAGGTGATACCCGACACCGAATGGCTGTTGGTGCCCGGCCCGTCCGGCATGTGGCGGCGGAGTTGGCGGCGCACCATGCCGCCCAGCCACCTCGTCACGGCGGATGACCAGCTTCTCGCCCGCGTGGGAGTGGCCGAAATCGAGCCCGACCAGTTCGTCTACCTCGACCGCCCGGTGTTGCTCTACCGGCCCGGCAGCCCCACGAGCAATCAGGGCGGCGAAGAGATGCCCGGCCGCGAACTGCGCCACCGGCTGACCGAGGAGTGCGTCGAGAAGGCCCGCCGCCGGCTGCTGCTTCACCGCACCCGCCGGGCGCACCCGCGGCCCCTGCATGTGGCCCTGGTGGAACACGAGATGTGCATCGGCGGCGCGCAGTGGCACATGGCCCTGCTGTGTCGCGAGCTATGCCGCCTCGGCGTTGACGCCCGCGTATTCACCCGCGGCTCGTGGCCCATGTGCGACTGGCTTGCCGCGCAGGGAGGCCGGGTCGAAGCCGGCCCGACCTCGCGGTGGCCAGAGTGGCTGGAACGCTCCCTCGCCGAGTTCGAGCCCGACGCGGTTGACCACTGCTGGCGCGTCGAAGAGCCGCAAGTCACCTGCTCCGGCAAGTGGCAGCGATTCGCCCATCTGCAAGGGCCGGGCGCGTTGGACCAGTGGGCCGGCAAAGCCTCTGCCGTCGAGCAGACCGACCGGGTGGTGTGCGTCTCGCAGGCGATGGCGGACATCATCCCCCATTGGGGCGACAAGCGGGTGGTGGTGCCCAACGGCGTTGACGTTGACACCTTCCGCTGCTCGGAGCGCATTCGGCCCGCGGCCCGCGCAGCCTACGGCATCCCCCGGGACGCTCGGGTGGTGCTCTGGACGGGACGCATGTCCGCCACCCAGAAGCATGTTGACCAGCTCCGCGCGCTCATCAACCTGTTGGAGCCGGAAGGCGTATGGTTCCTCGTCGGCGGGTTCTTCAGCGAGTGGGGCGGCAAGGCCAAGCAGGAGGCCGAGTGGCTGGAGTACATCGCCGGCCGGCGCGTTGTCTGGGTGAACGGCTATCTACCGTGGGAGTCGGCCGCCCTCTATGCCGCCTGCGACGTGTACGCCAGCACAAGTGCCAAGGAGGGCCTGAGCCTCAGTATGTTGGAGGCGATGGCCGCGGCCCGCCCAGTGGTGGTAACCGACGCGGGAGGCCAGCGGGAGGCCATCTTCGAGGGGCACAACGGGTGGCTGGTGCCCATCGGCGCGGTTGACGCCATCGCGCTCAAGGTGCGTGAGCTGCTGGCACTGCCCGCCCGCGAGCGCCGCGACATGGGCCGCTTCGCGCAGTTCGCCGCCGCCAGCCGCTACCACATCGCCAACACCGCCCGTGAGACGCTGCTGGCCTACTACGACGCCTGCGGCCTGCGCCCGGTGCTGCCGGCCACGCCCACCGTTGCCGAGGAACCCGCTCCGACGGCCAAGCCGAAACGGCCGAGGCGTCCCGCTCGGGGCAAGGAGACGGCGAATGCCTGACTTCCGCGAGTTCTGGGCACGCCTGCGAGCGGTGCGAGTCGAAGGGCGGCCGGTGCCGTACTGGTATCAGGGCGAGGCCGAGCCCGCCGAGCTGTACCGCCTCGCGGGCGAAGTGCCCAGCATGGTCTTCGGCGACGAAGGGCCGGAAGGCCCGCTTCCCATCGTCGAGCTGGGCACCTACTGCGGCGTCGGCGCGGCCTGCCTTGCGGCCGGCGTCCTGCCCGGCGGCCGGGTCTTCACGGTAGACCCCCACGTGCCCGGCTGGGACCGCGGCAACAACGTCTCGGGCACCGACCACCACGGCGGGTGCCGCACCGCCCGCAGTCTCGACACGGCTGTGCTGCTGTGGACTGACCTCGGGCTTCTCGACCGTATCGAACCCGTGACCTTCGGTTTCGCGGACGACCTGGCCTTGGCCGCGGTGCCCGGTTCGCTCGGCCTGCTCTTCCTCGACGCCGAACACCAGACCACCAGCCTGGAAGCGCAACTCGTGTGGTACGCCCACCGCGTCGCCCCCGGCGGCCTGTTGGTGGCGCACGACTGCGGCATCCGCGGCAACGAGCCGGAACCGTGGGACGTGGGTGGCGTGGTGCAAGCCTGGGTTGACGGCGACGGCGCCGACGCGGCATGGGAAGGCCCGCACAAGGTCAACTCGCTGTGGTGGTGGCGCCGTACCGCCGGGTACGAAGCCGATTACCCAGACCTGGCCGAGGAGGGCTAACCAATGGCCGTCGCCGCCAACGCCAACGCCCTCACCACGGCCGCCCTCCTGCGGACGTTCCTGGCGGACAGCCTCACGGCGGACACCACCGGGCGCCTTAGCGCGGACAATCTCCAGACGCTCATCAACGAGGCCAGTTCGGCAATCGAGCGGTGGTGCGGCGCGCGGCTGATTGTCAACTCCAGCGACTTTACCTACACCTTCGACGGCCACGGCGAGGCGTATCTGTACCTGCCCGACCGGCCCATCGTGAGCGTCACGAGCGTGACCCTCAATCAGTCGCAGCTCACGGTGCCCGCCAGCGCCACCGTCAATGACCCCGGCTGGTACCTGACGGATGAGGGCAAGCGCGGCGGCCGTATCGAACTGTATGGCTACACCGCCGACCTCGGCCCGCGCGGCGTGACGGTGCTGGCCAAGTGCGGCTTCTCCGCCAGCTTGGCGGCCGGTACCGCGTCACCCGAGCAGGCGCACCACCTCGCGGGTCTGGACGCCCTGCGCCGCGCCTGCAACACCCTCTGTGGCACCTGGTTTGAGAACCGCCTGGCGCGTTCGTCGCAGACAGTGGAGGGGCAGTCCGTTAGCTTCGACTCGGGCACCATGCCGGAGCGCGTGGTTGAACTGCTGCGGCCCTACCGCATGGAGGTGCTGCGGTGATAGTCGCCACGATGGAGACCGACAGCCGCGCCGACGCCCTGGCCGACATCCTGCCGGACCTGGTGGAAGCGGCGCTGGCCGAATGCGTCAACTCAATCGGCAGCGCGGCGGCCAATAAGGCACCGGCCTACACCGGAAGCCTGCGGCGTAGCTTGCTCCAAACGGGCACCGACCGGGTGAGCGACATCCAGATCGACGGCTGGATCGGCGTGGTGCCGTACTGGTGGGAGACGGAGGAGGGCACCGGCCCGGTTGACGTGCCGGTGGGCGACGGCACGCCCGGCAGTGGCCTGTGGCATTGGGTGAAGAAGAAGAAGCTCGCGGCCGTGAAGCTTAAGGCCGGCCCGGACAAGGGCCTCGTGCTCCGCCGTGGTGCAGGTGTGGACGCCAAGTCGGGTGTCGAAGGCAAGCTCGGCTCCGTGGGTATCTACCAGCGCGGCAACCTGCAAACACCCGCTCGGCACAGCCGGAAGAAGCAGTACCTCACGGCGTTGGAGCAAGCCGAGGCGTCGTTGGCCTGGGCGGTGCACCGCGCGCTGCTCAAGAACGGCCTGCGTGCCCAGCATTGGTTCCGCGAGTCGCGGCCCGACCTCTTCATCGCCGAGTTCGAGGCGAAGGTGGCGCGGTTCATCGGCGGGGAGGTGCACCCGTGAGCCTCACCTCCGAGGTCACCACCCCGTTCCGCTCGGCAGCCCTGCTGGCGGCGTACAACGTCAGCTTTGCGGCGAACTCACTGGAGCAGCTTGACGCCACCTTCGGCATTCAGCCGCACGAGCGGTTGATTGCCCACGAGGCGGTACCCAGCCTGCCGGCGATGGCGGCCACCCTGCGCAGCCGGAGGCGGAGCGACTACGAGACGCGGCAGAACCTCGAAGTCGGGTGCATCGTGCGCGTCTGGCTGGCATTCGCCGATGGCGACCCAGTGGCGGTGTACGACCTCGGCGCGCTCTACTGCGACTGCATCCGGGCGGTGGCGACAACCCAGCTTGCCGGGACCTTCCGGCTGTTCAAGTGGCGCGAGGACAACCCCACGGGGGAGCCCTTCGTGCACGGCGAGAACGTCCCCACGCGGCGCGTGTGGGCCGACTTCGACCTGGTGGTTCCCTACAGCGGCCTGACGGTGTAGGGGCGTAAGGAGCGACGAACATGGCTCAGACAACCCGAGTCAGCGGCGAGAACGGCAGCGCCAACGTGGGCGGAACCACCGTCTACTGGAAGGGCGAGTTCGCGAACAACTGCAAGGCGCGCGGGTTCCTCGCCCGCGCCACCGGAGATGACGCGGGTATCATCAAGATCGTCGGCGGACTCACGACCGACTCCAACTGCACCATCAGCCAGGTGATGCTCGACGCCTGGAACGACCTCATGGACCTCGATGGCACGGAGGTCGTGTGCACGGTGTTCCAGGGCACGGTCACGGTATTCGAGTGCACGTGCGTGGTGGAAGCCTCCGAGAAGGGCGCTGCTGAGGATATGGGCCTCGGCGACATCACCCTCAAGCCGCAGGGCGTGCCCACGGTCGGCGCTCCGGGCGGTGCGTAGGCAGAGGGAGTAGCACATGTCCCGTCGTCTCACGACGGCGCAGGATCTGCTCGACTGCCTGCCCCCGGAGTTGCCCTGGGGCTACGCGGTCGGCGCGCTTCCCGGCGCCCCGGCGGATTCGGTGGTCTGGCTGAAGCCGGCCCGGCTGGGCCATGCGCTCTTCGTGCACATGGCCGCGCTGGAACGGGCGAATCCAGACCGCCTGCCGTCGCTTGCCCAGCGGCAACGGATGCTGCTCGCCGACTCGCTCTACCGCAACCCGGCACAGTGGCGGTGCGGCGAAGGCGATCCGGCCGCTCCCGGTCAGTGCGAGGTCTGCGACGAGATGCAGCTCTGCTGCGCCACCTGCGGGTGCTGCGCGGAGCACTGCGGCTGCTCCGGCGAAGTCCAGCCGGACGGCGACCCGGAGACGTTCGTTCGACTGTTCGGCTCGGAGGAAGCCGTGGCGCGGCTCGGCGACCCCACGATGGACGGCACGCCGGCCGATGGGTTCCTCGTCGCGTTGATGGAGGTGAGCGGTTGGCCGAACGTGCCGCTCACCCAGCCGGAGGCGGCGCCCGCCGACAGCTTCGAGGCGTGGGATACGGCCGTGGCCACCGACCTCGGCCGGTGGGTGCCGGGCCTGCTGCCGGACCCCGAAGCCGAGCTGTACATCCGCCCCTTCGACGAGGCCACCCGCGACCTGGCGCAGTCGATGGCCAACTGCGCCGACAAGGGGTTCGCCGCGAGCGTGCCCTTCCGCTCGACGCCGTACCTCGTGGCCGACGTCGTGCGCTCCGGGCCGGGCGGCGACCCGCTGCTCACCCCCGACATGGCCCGCAACCTGTGGCTGGGGCTGGCGCAGGCCA